CAGTCGCTTTCATGGTTACGCAAGGTGCAACAGCCTATTACAATAATGCCGTTACGATTGATGGGACGTCTGTCACCCCACAGTGGCAGGGCGGAACGGCTCCCACAAGTGGAAATGCTTCTGGTGTAGACATTTACACTTATACCGTAATCAAAACAGCAAGCGCGACGTATAACGTGTTTGCTTCCCAAACCCAGTTTAAGTGAGCCTGCCATGCCCGCAGTCATAACCAGAGGCGCGTTTTCTGCAAAGGCGTTTGGGTTTACGGGGAAGACTGGTGGTGGAGCTGTCGGAACGGTTGGCATATTCGCTTTAGGGTACGCATGTTTTTTATCAACCACCCGCAACAAATACACTTTTGCGACTTGCACAAGCACCTCTGCGGCATCCGCATCTGCGGCCTCATATTCTGGCTCAGCCGCAGGTAATTCCACTAGAGGCATATTCGCTTTGGGGTATGTGTGCCCCGTAGGCCCGTCAACCACCCGCAACAAATACACTTATGCCTGCTGTAGCAGCACAGCAAGTGGTGTCGGAGCTGCAAGTTGTGGTTCACAGTATGGCTCAGCCGCAGGTAATTCCACTAGAGGCATATTCGCTTTGGGGCAAGTACCCACTACTGGCTCAACCACCCGCAACAAATACACTTTTGCGACTTGCACAAGCACCTCTGCGGCATCCGCATCTGCGGCCTCATATTCTGGCTCAGCCGCAGGAAACTCCACTAGAGGCATATTCGCTTTGGGCAGTAACGCATCTGGCTCACTAACAACAACACGCAACAAATACACTTACGCTTGCTGTAGCAGCACATCTTTTAACGTAGGAGCAGCAAGTTCGTATTCTAATTATGGATCAGCGGCAGGTAACTCCACTAGAGGTATATTTGCACTCGGGAATGTTTCTGGTGTAGGCCTATCAACCACCCGCAACAAATACACTTATGCCTGTTGCACTAGCACAGCTACTGGCGTAGGAGCGGCAAGTGCGGCCTCATATGGTGGCTCAGCCGCAGGAAACTCCACTAGAGGCATATTCGCTTTAGGGTACGCAGGCGTAGGACCATCAACCACTCGCAATAAATACACTTACGCTTGCTGTAGTAGCACAGCAAGTGGTGTCGGAGCTGCAAGTGCGGCCTCATATCTTGGCTCAGCCGCCTCAAACGGCACATGTGGGGTTAACGTCTAAAGGAGCAAAATGAACTCTAATCCGCATAGAAATAACTGTGATTTCCAGCTTCGCCATTTCATGGCTGGTTCTTGCTTCACGCCAGACGGAGCGTGGATGCTTATGTATGGCCAAAAGATCGACCGCGAGGCGGTTGTTCAAAGCTGCGAAGCGCAACGTATTCGCAGAGAAGCTAAAATATTAGACGCGCAAGCCGTCATTGACGACCCAAATGCGTCAAAGACCGACAAGATGCGGGCAGAGGCAGATATTATTGAGGCTGACGCGCATTTTTATACGTGGTCAACGAATATGGAAGCCGCTCAAATGGAGCTTGCTACCATCCAAAGCATTATGGATGAGCTTGAGCCACACCGCAAATATGCTCACCTTCCATTGCTTGAAGCCAATGAGGCGGCACAACGTGGTGAATGGCTCGGTGAATTTAAGAACCGTGTAGAGAATTTTCTTTTTTCAACAGGGACTATACCAGAAGACCAGCTTCGTGCTATGCGTAATCACCCTGACTTCCAGACAGAGCTTCTTCCACATATTCAAGGCGTGATGAATAAGTTAGCAGGGGCAAAGAACGCTATCGAATGCCTAACAAACCACACCGAATACTTCCTAGAAGATAAGCATGATGTCTGATGATATTTTGGAAAACACAATTTGTTTTCCGACAATCGTATATTCTATTAAAAAAACAGAATTTCTGGACGCTGTTCGCAAATCTGCTTACTCAGCTCTAAAGGCCAATGACCACGAATTAAATGAAATTTACCCTGTAAAAATGTCGGGAGACATTTCTCAAGACCCATCAATACAGGAATTTTGTGCATACACGGCGGTGACTGCCCTTAATATTTTAAGGGAGCAGGGATACGACGTTAAGACAAAGGCGGCGTTTTTTACTGAAATGTGGGCACAGGAACACCATAAATTCAGCCAAATGGACCAGCACATACACCATAATGGTGTGCAGATGGTGGGGTTTTACTTCCTTGACACGCCAGAAGGTTCATGTGCGGCGACATTTCATGATCCAAGAGCGGGTAAGACACAACTCGGAATTTCTGAGGCTGATATGTCAAATGTGACGTATGCCTCGAATGCCTTTCACTTTAGGCCGGAGGAGGGAGTTTTAGTATTGACAAATGCTTGGCTCCCCCACAGTTTTACCAAAAATGGCAGCACAAAACCTTTTAGATTTGTTCATTTTAATATCAGCCTTGTAGAAAATCCGCAGGCTCAATGTGAAACAGAGGTTGTATAACCTAATATACGGAGATTTAAATGACAACGTATGCAGAGGTGCAGGGAACAACTCTTATCCTGTATCCTTATTTGTTTTCCACGCTGCAAAATCAAAATCCCTACACCAATTATGGCGATAATTACGATGTTGCCTATTGGTTTCCACAGACACAGACGGCTATTGAAAATGGCTATACGCTCGCCCCTGTGACCATCTTGCCTCAGCCGTCATACGATATTAATAGTCAAACCTGCACTCAAAACACCAACCCAACACTGGTTGATGGCGTTTGGACGCTTGATTGGACTGTAGCGACAATGACGCCTGAACAGCAGGCTGCTTACAATGACCAAGTTAAGGCTCAGAATAAGTTACAAGCAAGTAATTTGCTAACAAATACAGATTGGACTGCCATAGCCTCTGTTGCAGATCCGTCTCTATCAAATCCATATTTAGCAAATCAAGGCGCGTTTTTGTCGTATCGCAGCCAAGTTCGAGCTATAGCCGTAAATCCTCCGGTCACACCCGTAACGAGTTGGCCTGCGGTTCCGGTAGAAGATTGGCAAACACCATCATCTTCTTAATAGGGAGAGAATTAGTAATCTATCCAACGGCATAAAAATGGTGTAATTGGTTCTTAAATTAAAGATAAAGTCCTTATTCTAATTAAGTGTGACTTATGTCAGAACCAATACCAGACGTTTTTTATTACTTTCCGTCTCCAGTTTATGTTGTTAAATGTCCTCAATTCTTAGAAACAGTTAAAGAGGTTTCTAAGGAATATTTCCCTGAAAAACAACAGGATATGAATGAAATATACCCTGTTAAAATGTCAGGTAATTTTTATTTAGACCCAAGGCTTGAAGATTTTTGTAGGTATATTGGCGAAACAGCTTGGTCAATATTACTAAGTCAAGGCTATAATGTAGAAAATCTTATGACTAAATTCACAGAAATGTGGGTTCAGGAACACCATAAGCACTCTTTAATGGAACAACACGTTCACGGTCTTGGGGCTCAGATTGTTGGCGTATATTTTCTGGAAACACCAGAAAACTGCTCAAAACTTATATTTCATGATCCAAAGGCCGCAAAAGTTCAGATTGGCTTACCGGAAATCGACCAAAATACTATATCAACGGCGAGCAATATGGTAAGTTTTAATCCAGAAGAAGGGTTGCTTGTTTTTACTAATTCTTGGTTGCCCCACAGTTTTGGAAGACACGCATCTGACAATCCTATAAGGTTTGTTCACTTCAATATGAATGTCCAATATGTTCCTCCTGTCCCATCATTAACTCCAGAATGCACGCCGCAAGCGGAGATTATTTAATGGATCACTTTCTTATACGGTTCAATAAGTCGAGAGGCCAAGCTGGCCGAGGAACTGTTGACCACGTTTGGAGGGTATTTCAAAATAAAAAAGAATACCTTGTCAAGCATGTAAAAATTAATGTCCCGTCGCAGTCAGAACGCACTGACGAGGACTGGAATATCGCCTGTGATGGGTATCTAAAATTAGACAGAGATACGTCAACGGCGATTATTGTGGGCGAAGAGCCTTAATAAACTAAGGGGATAGTATAATGGAAGATGAAACAGTAACCCTCGCGCTGACGGTTGCTCAATGGCGTAGTATC